GCAGGGCGGCTTCTTCGCGTTGGGCGGCGATGAAACGGGCGATGCCATCGGCCGACATGACGACGAAGTCAGTCGCATCGTTATAGCGCGAGGGGCGGGCCGGGTCAGCCTTGGTGACGCGCGAGAACGTGGCGCGACGGGCTTGCTTCGACAGGTATTCGGTGCGGCCGTCCGTGCGGCTGTTGGGGCGCGGCGCAACGGCGTTCAGGTCGCCCCCGGCGGCTTCAAGCTGCGTGCGGATGCGTTCGACTTGGGCGGCGGCTTCGCTTTCGGCGTGGTCCGTGGCGTCATCCCGGAGCGACCAGACAGCGGCCATGACCGGCTGCGAGCCGACCAGCGGGGCGGCGAACTGAACGGGCGAGACGCCAGCGTCAAGGGCGGCGATCATCGCGTCAGTGTTGATCAGGTGTTGCCAGAAGCCGAGGAACTTGACGACTTGCAGGCGATAGGCGGCGATCTTGTTCGCGCGGACTTCGGCGGCTTTTTGTTGGGCTTTGGTCATCGGTCTGTCTCCGTGTTGATGACTAGTTGTAGCCTAGTCGTCAGACGGTCGTCAACCCATGTCAGCGATAAAAGTTCGTCAGGCTCGCCAGAGTTTCAGGCATCACCCATTTTTAACACGCGCGTCAGATGGTCGTCAATCCCCCAACGCTTCAAGCGTGACGGTCTTCATGATGATGCAACATTGCGTCGGAACATCAACAAGGCCGGGAATGAGCGCGAGCCACGCCATATCGTCCGCCGCATAGCCGCGACGAGGGCGGAAGCGGCCGTAAGTGCTGTTCGCGACAATTTGAGCGGCACGCCAGCCGACATTATATGCCTTATCGTCAGCGGTTCCCGGCTTGTAATAGCCACGGCGCGACGGGTAGTCGGAGACGCCGCGTTGATAGGGTGTTGGCATGTGTCAGCCTTTGGTGATGATATAAACGACCGTCACGGCCGATATGATGACCGACACCACACCACAACATTTGATGAAGTTGTAATCAGGTCGGGGGCCGAGCAATTCGACGTATCCGAGCCCTATCGGCACGACGGCAAGCGCGGCGAGGGCGAACGGTGTCATTTCAGTCGGTCCACTGTAATTCATGATTGTCGGTGAACTCGCTGTTAACATAACGCTGCAATGCGAGCAACGCGCGGTAATGCGTCAGAGCGTCAGCCGATAGTTCGGCCTTGATCATCCCGGAACACCGCTTGCCGCTGATCGCACGAATGCGGCTTTCCGTTTCGGCAATCTGTTTGCCGAGCGTCAGCTTGATTTGTCGGCCGGTGATATACATTGGTCAACCTTTGCTGCGTTGGTAGCCGCGCTGAACGTAGCCCGGCCAAGTGTAATAGAACGTCTTGGCGAAGGCGTCGCCGCGCTTGTTCTCGCGATGCACGCGATACATCAGGCGACGGTCGCCGAACTGGTCGTAATCGTTGAACACGCCGCTGATGTAGGCGCGGGCGAACCCGTCACCATAGGCGACGAACACCACGTCACCGACCTTGTACGGTGACGACGCAAGAAACTCGCTGTTGCGCGGCGTCACGGTCCCGGCGTCATGATCGCAGACGAACGACCCGTCAACGTCATCGAACGAACGTTCCGGCGCGGTCGGCGTCTCGGACGGCCGGGGCGTGGTGATTGAGTGGTAACGGTGGCCCATGTGTCAGACCCTCTTAGTGTTGAAGTGCGCCCAACAGCGACGGTGAACGTCACCCTTGGTTTTCTCGGTGCAAACGAGCGCACCGCCGGGCGCGAAGCCCGACCACTGATGTTGCTCGCGGCCCCACATGCCGCCTTTTTCCAGCTTGTAGCCCGGCGGAAGCTTCACGGCAGGGTCACCGAGCCGGGGCCTTGCGACAGGTCAATGTTCGGATACTTCTCGCGCATCCTGTCAGCGAACGCCTTCAGTTCGTCGATTTCGGCGAAGGTGAACCGGGTCGTGACGTAGCGCGTCCGGCCGCCGCTGGTCTGATCGCCGTACAAGTTGGCTTCGATGAACCCGGCGCGGTCGATGCCGTTGCCGTGGCCCGCCGACAGCATAAGCGGTTGTTCGTCGGCGAGGGGCGAGCGTTTGCCAGTGATGAAGGTCTTTGCCATTGGTCAGGCTCCGTTGGTTGATGACACCACCGATAAACGGTCGTCAGAGGGCTGTCAAGCGCCGTCAGCGAACCCGGCGAGATAACCGTCAGTGTATTCCGCCACCCACTCACGGAAGGCGCGGGGGTTGTTCCCCATCGGAAGGCGAAGGTAACCGTCGGCGTAACCGTACATGAAGCCGCCCGCCTGTTCGCCGTGGTAGCCTTCCCGGTCGCGCTTGAACCGGGCGTCAGTCTGCTGTTTGAGCCGCCACCTAGCCACGGGGCGGCCTGATGGTGCGATCATGTGTCACCGTCATCGGCACGCCGTACACCGACGCCGGGTGGTCACCGTCTTTCGAGTACGGCGTCAGGGCGATATCCGACAGGGCCGCTTCGCTCCGCAGCAGCGTCCGAAACTCGGCTTCGGCTTCCGGGTTGTCAAAGTGAAGCGTGATGCGACACCATTCGGGGCGGCCGATGCTGCGTATCGAGGCGCGACGCATTGCGGCGGCGACCACCTTAAGCCCGTCAGTGATAGTCATGTTTCCCTCAATGGTCATATGCGGATGCGAGCCACCCTTTGACGTTGCCGAACAGGATTTCGACGACGGGTGATCCGCTGATGAAGAACACCCGGCTTTCTGTCGGTCGGTGTTCCTTAGCGAACGTGGCGATGTATGCTCGCGCGGCTTCCGCTGCGTCGATAAACGACGTGAAGTTATGTCGCCTGTTGGCGTTCGTCGTGAACGTAAACACTTTGCGCGGCTCCGTGGTCAATTCGTCAACCCCATTACGTGAACGTCAGATGGTCGTCAACCCCCTTAGCTATTGCTCGGGAGGGCGGCGCAACGCTATATGTTGCGGCCATGATCGCTTTCGCCACCGCCTATAAGCAACTCAACGCGCCCGAAAGGGTGTTTGTTGACGCGTTCGTCGCGAAGCTTGAGGCTGACGCGGTGTCGCGGCATGAGAACGTCGGGAACGCCCTGTATCGCGCTATCCCGGCGTCCGAGATCGAGGCGTCGGGTGGAATGCTCGCCCGGCCGTTGGTTCAGGCGGCTGTTACGGAGCGCGTCAGCGAGCTTGCCCGCGACCAAGAGCTAACGCACTACAAGGTCTTGAAAGAGCTTTCGGCCATCGCCTTTTCCAATCTGCAAAACTATGGCGAGGTGGACGCTTACGGGCTGTTGCAGTTCGACATGAAGTCGGCGACGCCGGAACAAATGTCAGCCGTCAAGGCGATCAAGGTCGAACGCTCAATGAAGGGCGAGAAGATTGAAATCGTTCTTCACGACAAGATGGGCGCGCTTGATCGTCTGGCAAAATATATGGGCTTGCTGACGGACGATAACGAACACTGGAAGACCGCCCGTCAACGCCCCGAAGACCCGACATTGATCGAGGGCGTCAGACAGGAAGACGCCGCGCAGGCGTATGCGCGCTATCTTGAGAAGGCGTAAGGTATTGCGGGGGGTCGTCACCATTCAGGCGCACGACCCGGAAGCCGCGTTCGCTTTCAAGGGTGACATAGTGACCGGGGTCGCCGGGGGCGGTGGTGCGGTGAACTTCCGCAAGGAAATACGACGCGAAATAATGGGGTGTGTCGCTCAACATGGCGGCGGTCATAAGTTAACTTTTGATGTATAGTCAAGGCTCACTGTTCGACGTCAAATCGACGGAACGCGTCGTTGAGCCGTGGCGTCCGCGCGTGCTTGATCATGCACACTGGCCGCCTGATTACGTCGGCGTCTATGCATGGCGCGTCAAGACCCTGTCAGACTACCGCAAAGACCCGGCGTTGCTGCGGTCGGCCAAGGCGTATTATCGCGCGCACAAAGCCGAATTCATCATGGATTGGATGGACACTTACAACCCGCGCAAGGCGTCAGGGTCGAAGTGGGTTCCGTTCGTGCTGTTCAAGCGTCAGGGCGAGTTCGTTCAGTTCCTTGAAGAACTGGACCGCGACCAGCAAAACGGCTTGGTCGAGAAGTGCCGCGACATTGGCGCGACGTGGCTTGCGGCGGCCTATAGCGTCGCCTGTTGGCTGTTCGACGATGACGACGCGACCGGTTGGGGTAGCCGCAAAGAACAGCTAGTCGATAAGATCGGCGACGCTGACAGCATCTTCGAAAAGATGCGCCTTATACTGCGTCGGTTGCCGCCGGAGTGGTTGCCGGAGGGCTACCGTCCGAAAGATCACGCAACGTTTATGAAGCTGATCAACCCGGCGAACGGCGCGACGATCACGGGTGAAGCTGGCGACAACATCGGCCGGGGTGGTCGGAAGTCGCGGTATATGAAAGACGAGAGCGCGCACTATCCCCGCCCGGAACTGATCGAGGCGGCGCTAGGTGACAACACGAATGTTCAGATCGACATTTCGTCAGTCAACGGGCTCGGGAATGTGTTCCACCGTCGGCGCGAGAACGGTCAGGAATGGGGTGTCAAACACGACATTCCGAAGGGGATTGTCAGGGTCTTCGTCTTCGACTGGCGAGACCATCCCGAGAAAGACCAACATTGGTATGACGAGCGCAAGGCGAAGGCTATCCGCGAGGGTATGCAACACGTCTTCGCGCAAGAGGTTGACCGCGACTATTCGGCGGCCGTGTCGAACGTCGTCATTCCCCTTGAGTGGTTGAACGCCTGCGTTGACGCTCACTTGGTCATCCCCGGCTTGGACGCGCCGAAGGGGCTCGTCAGTGGCGCGCTAGACGTCGCTGACGGCGGTGTTGACCGCAACGCACTGGCAATCCGACAAGACAATATCGTGCGTTGGTCGAGTGATTGGGGCGACCGCGACCCCGGCGTCACAACGCGCAAGGTGGTTGCCTTCACGTCGGCTTATAAGGGGATCATTCTCCAATACGACAGCATCGGCGTCGGGTCGGCCGTCAAATCGGAATATAACCGTCTGATCGAGAGCGGCGAGCTTGAACGCGGCCGGGTCATCCTGAACCCGTGGAACGCGGGCGCGGGCGTCATCTGGCCGCATCAACGGGTGATCGCGAACGATGACGAAAGCGCGTCGAACAAAAACTATTATGGAAACTTCAAGGCGCAAGCTTGGTGGGCGTTCCGAACGCGTGTCTATAAGACGTGGCGAGCGGTCACCGAGGGCGTTGTTTACCCGGTTGACGAGCTTGTCAGCCTAGACAGCACAAATCCGACCTTGCAGCAGTTGAAGAAAGAGCTAGGTCAGGCAACATACGGGCCGGGGGCGAACCTTAAGATGATCATCGAGAAGACGCCCGAGGGAACCAAGTCGCCAAACCTTGCCGACGCGGTTATCATGGCATTTTTCCCGGCTCCGGCTGGTCACAACCAACTTCTAATCGGGAATGTCGCCTAATGTCTTTCATCCTTCGTGACCTGACGCGCGCTAATAACATCAACATCACGATTGACCCGATGGAAGAACGGTCGGTCGATATCGCGTCGATGCTTCCCTATTGGGAACTGTCTGACGACCTCGTCGAAGGTGTGACGGCGCTCCGTGCGAAGACAACGGAATATCTGCCGAAGCACGAAGACGAGAGCGACGCGCTTTACAAGCTGCGTCTGCAAAACACCAAGTTCACCAACATTTACCGCGACACCGTCGAAGGTCTGGCGTCCAAACCGTTTGAGCAAGAAACGAAGTTCATCGCCGAAGGCGAGGGCAACACCATTCCGCAGGACGTGGAAGACTTCGCCGAAGACGTTGACGGGGCGGGTATCAACCTGACCATGTTCGCGTCGGAAATGTTCTTTAACGGCATCAACAGCGCGATTGATTGGATTTTCATTGACTATCCAACCGTCAACAACGACCCGCAACGGCCGCTGTCGATTGACGACAAGAACAAGGCGAACATTCGCCCGTATTGGACGCGCGTCCCGGCGAAAAACGTCTTTTCGGTTCTGACGGAGTTTGTCGGCGGCAAAGAGGTTCTGACATACATCAAGGTCAATGAACCGCCGTCGCCGTCGAACGCCCGCAACCGGTTCCGCATCTTCGACCTCGACCGTAAGACCGGCGTCGTGTCGTGGTCGCTGTATGAGAAACAGGACAAGCCCGACGAGACCGGCAAAACCTATTACGGCCGTATCAAGAACGGCACGCTCAACATTGACGTCATCCCGTTCGTCTATTTCGCGACCGGCAAGCGCAAGGGTCGCACCTTCCGCTTTCTTCCGCCGATGCGTGACAGTGCCGACCTGTCGAAGACGCTTTATCAGAACGAAAGCAACCTCGAATTCACCAAGCTGTTGACGGCGTTCCCCATGCTCGCCGCCAACGGCATTGCGCCGGAGCTTGAGGCTGACGGGAAGTCGGTCAAACCGATCAAGGTCGGGCCGGGCCGCATCCTATACAGCCGCCCCGGCGCGAATGGTGAGGCTCCGGGGTCGTGGCAGTATATCGAGCCGTCCGCGACGTCGCTCAAGTTCCTCGCCGACGAAATCAAGTCAACGCAACAGGAATTGCGCGAGCTTGGTCGTCAGCCGCTCACGGCGCAATCTGGTAACCTGACCGTCATTTCGAGCGCATACGCCGCGACCAAGGGTCGGTCGGCCGTCGCTAAATGGGCGCTCGGTCTAAAGAACACCCTCGAAAACGCGATGGTGATCACGCTCAAATATGAGAGCGCCGAAAAGACCTATGACCCGCAAGTTCACGTTCACCTAGAGTTTGACGACTTCGCCCAAGACGACGGATGGGACGCGATCAAGGGTATGCGCGACGGCGGCGACCTGTCAGCCGAAACGCAGTATGAGGAAGCGCAACGTCGCGGCATCCTCTCGGAAGACTTCGACGTCGAACGGGAGCGCAAGCGTCTGCTGGCGGAAGGGCCGCGAGACGACGTTGACGATGGTATCGACGACAGCGACAAAGACTTGCAAGACCCGCCCGTCAAGGCGTAGTCTGTAGCCCCAATTTCGAGCGAGGATTTATGACCCGACACCTGACATTCAAAGCGGCGCTGTTGACCGCCGCAACCGCGCTGGTCGCATTCGAGAATAAGGCCGGATGGAAGCGCGACGCCGACGGAAAGCTTGTCACCGACGACAACGGCGACCCGATCTATGTCAACGGCGAGGGCAAGGATGCGCCGTTCCCGGCGACCCGCATCGCGTCGCTCAACGGTGAAGCCCGCACCAACCGGGAGCGTGCCGAGACGGCCGAAGCCGCGTTGAAGCCGTTCGAAGGTCTCGACCCCGTCAAGGCGAAAGCCGCGATTGCCGTCGCCGCCGACGTCGAAGCCGGGAAGATGATCGAGACCGGCAAGCTTGACGCTCTCAAGGCGCAACTTGAGGGCCAATATACGTCGCAGATCGAGGCGCTGACGACGGAGAACGGCGGGCTCAAGGAAACGAACACGGGTCTGGTCCGTCAGAACGCGTTCAACTCGTCGAAGTTCATCGCCGACCGCGTGGCGATGCCGAAAGATTTCTTCCTCGCCGCCATCGACAAGCAGTTCAAGGTCAACGACGCCGGTCAGATGGTCGGTTACGACAAAGACGGGAAAGAAATCTACAGCAAGAGCGATTTCGGCAAGCTGGCGTCAGTCGATGAAGCCCTTGAAGTCATCGTCGAAGCGCACCCGCAACGCGACGTCATCCTGAAAGCCAAGGTCGGCAACGGCTCGGGTTCGGACGGCGGCGGCGGCGGTTCGGGCGGTAGCAGCGTCATGAAGCGCGACGCCTTCAACGCCCTGTCGCCGCAAGAGCAATCGCAGGTCGGCGGCAAGATCGGCAAAGGCGAGATGAAGCTGGTCGACTGACCGTCACTGACACTCCGGCAACTATTGGCCCCGTCGTTAACGCGACGGGGCTTTTTGTTGTTGACGTTGTTTCGAAATCATCCGATGACAGTCGTCGCCGGTCGGTTGGATGACCTGACGGTGAATTGGGTCGGAGACCCGCCAAACTAAAACCCCTCCCAATTTTAGGTGACCCATGAGCAAACAAGTTCTCATGGCGCATGGCGGTCTCGCGCGTATCATCGCGACCGGTCAAGCGCCCGCTATCAATCACTCCGTCTATCACGCGAACACCCTGACGAACCTCGTCGGCGACCTCTACGCCGGTCTTGACGTCGTGTCGCGCGAACTGGTCGGCTTCATTCCGTCGGCGACCCGCAACGTCGCCGCTGAACGCGCCGCCGTCGGCCAAGCCGTCGTCTGGTCCGTGACGTCGCAACAAAGCGCCCGTGACGTCGTCCCGGCGATGGCGATCCCGGAACCGCGTGACCGCGTCGTTCTGCCGCGTGAACTGAAAATCACCAAGTCGAAAACCGTCGAATTCGGCTGGACCGGTGAAGAACAAGTCTCGCTCAACAACGCCGGTCCCGGCGTGCTGACGGTGCAAGGCGACTGGTTCGCCCAAGCCCTGCGGACGCTGACGAACGAAATCGAGCTTGACGGCGCTATCGAAGCCAACCTGAACGCCTCGCGGGCCACCGGCACCGCCGGGGTTACTCCGTTCGCGACCACCCTTGGCGACACCGCCCAACTGCGGAAAATCCTCGCCGACAACGGCGCGCCCATGTCGGAAATGTCGGTCGTTCTCGACACGACCGCCGGGGCGAACCTGCGGACCCTCGCCCAACTGACCAAGGCGAACGAAGCGGGCACGACCATGACGCTTCGCGACGGCGAACTGCTGAACCTTCATGGTTTCAGCATCAAGGAAAGCGCCGGGGTCGTCGCCTTCACCAAAGGCACCGCCGCCGGGGCCACCACGACCGCCATCGGCCATCCCATCGGATCGGTGTCGATCAACCTCGCCGCCGCCGGAACCGGCATCGTCAAGGCCGGTGACACCGTCACGTTCGCGGGCGACCCGAACAAGTACAACGTCATCGTCGGCGACGCTGACGTTTCGAATGGTGGCATGATCACCCTTGCTGCTCCGGGTCTGCGTCAAGCTATCCCGGCCGCCGCGACCGCGATCACCGTCGGCGCGTCCTACATCGGCAACGTCGGGTTCACTCGTTCGGCGCTGCATCTGGTCGCGCGTCCGCCCGCCCTGCCGCAAGGCGGTGACGCGGCCGTTGACAGCATGTTCCTGACCGATCCCCGGTCGGGCATGGTGTACGAAGTTCGGCTGTATGCCGGATATCGCAAAATGATGGCCGAGGTCGGTTGCGCTTGGGGCTGGCGCGCCGCCAAGGAAGAACACATCGCCCGCCTGCTCGGGTAACCGAACCGGTAGTTGATGCGTTCAGGCCGGGCGGGGGAAACCTTGCCCGGCCTTTTCTTTGCCAGCCGGTCAGGCTACCTTTCCGACGCACTACAGCCCCGAAAGGAAACGACTATGAATGACCACCTGCGAGTTCCGACCGTCATCGTTGACACGGACAACGGTCCCGTGACGATCAACGAAGAAGACTTCGACGCGAAGACCATGAAAATCCACAAGCCGACGAAGGCGGAACAAAAGATCGAGGAACAGGGCGGTCAATCCGCCGCTGACCTAAACGCCGCCATCGCCGCGAACACCGCCGCTGACGCCGCCTCTGTCGCCCCCGTGACGACTGAAAGCAGCTTGGCCGGTGCTTCGGCTCCCGAGCCTGCCGTCATCCCCGAGGGCGCAACGAACCTGACGACGACCGGTCACCCGACCGCCGCCGTCGAGACCTCGCCGCCCCGTCAGTTCGCCACCCGCAAGGAAGGTCAGAAAATTGTCGTCTTCGACCTCGCCGACGGCAAGCCGGTGACTGACACTGTCGGCATCGACCCGAAGGGCTACAAGAACGAGGGCGAGGCGTGGGCGGCCATTACCGCCATCGCGGTTAAACCCCTCGTCCCGCCTGTCACGCCCGCTCCGGCCGCCCCTGCGGCTGCTGGCGACGGCGAGTAGGCCACACCAAGGGCCGCCGGGCGACTGGCGGCCCATCTTTCATCAGAGGGCGGCGTCATGCAGCATTACGGCGACGAGACGGGATATCGGGCGTATCACACGGCGCGCGGTCGGGACGTCGAAAACGACGAAGGAACGGCGATCCTGTCGTCACTAATCGTCGCGTCCGATTGGATCGACGGAACATATCGGTCAATGTGGCCCGGAACGAAGGTCGGCGGGCGCGAGCAAATCCGCGACTGGCCGCGTTATGGCGTCGTCGATATCAACGGCCAGCCCGTGCCGTCAGACGTGCCGCCGGTCGAAGTTGACAACGCGACGTATGAGGCGGCTTATCGCGAGATCGCGAACCCCGGTTCGCTGTCAATGGATTACACGCCGAGCAAATATAAGCGCGTGTCTATCGACGGTGCGCTGTCAGTCGATTTCGCGGGCTTCAACAGCGCCGCCGACATGCAGACGCAATACACCGTCATCGACCAAATTCTTTACCCGATCCTCGGGACGTCGGCCACGTCGAATTCGAAGCTTTCCGGCGAAGTGCGTCGCGCATGAAAAACCCCCGGCAAATGAATGCCGGGGGTTCCGCACAACAGCCGTTGTCGGGGGGAGGCGGGCTGTTATTGCTTCCGCCAGACGCGAACGGTCGCGCCGTCGGGATCGGTCTTCGGATCGACTTCGGCCGACACGTAGAACTTGCTGTGGGTCGTCACCGGCTTGTTGTCGGCGCCGAGGGTGGTGGTGGCGTGCTTTTTGTTCTGGCCGGAGACCGAGACGCGAACTTGGTCCTTGGTCTTGTTCTTCACGCCGAAGGAAGCGCCGACTTCGGTCAGGCTGTCGAACGGATATTGGCTGTTCGAGCCGCGACCGGTCAGGGAGGCGAAATCGGGGATCGGAACGGCGTTCGAAACGGCCGTGATTTCCGGGGCGACGCGCGGGGCGGCGACGGCGGCGGCGGTCGGGCTGGCAGCGGGGGCGACGCCCGGACCCTTGTCGGCGGCGAAGGTGGCAAAAGCAGCAAGGCCGGTCGCGGCCATCAGTTGACTACGCATTGGGGTTTGTTCCTCGGTGGTTGAAAAGCGATGAAACAGGTTATGCCGGTCGTCAGACGGTCGGTCAATAGGGGTCACGAAACAAAATGTCGATTTATGATGATGCACAAAAGATCGCGACGGACGTTCTCGGGAAATTCAACCAAGGCGGCCTGACATATGTCAAGGTCACGCCGGGCGCTGGACCGGCCGCAAACCCCGGCCCGCCGACGGAGCAACGCTTTACGCTGATCGGTGTTTCGCGCGGCGTTCAGTCCT